ACAAGAACGTTTACTTCAAGGCTATCGGCATGCCTTTAGATAGCTATGTGCCACGCAAGCGGTATGAGTTTGTAGACGGCAAACGCTTCAAGGGGTGGACAGATGAGATATTCCCTACACTAGAACTTGACATTTCACTTGGACCGCTAAAGCACGACATATTCAACAACGGCAAGTCTAACATTAAGTGGCAAGAGTCAACACGTGCCGGTGCTTGCTTCGTTGCAAGTAACTACGGCCCGTATAAAGACCTTAAAAATGCCGTGCTAGTAGACAACAACACCGCAGACGAATGGTACGATGCAATTAACAGGGTGGTTCAAGATGCTACACTCAGAAAAAGCATTGTCAAGAAAGCCAAGAAAGAACTGGCAGACAAATGGACACTTGAAGAAGGCTGGAAACAATATAAAGGAATGTTTGAAAGAGTAAAGGAGTACAAAGATGAAATCAGTAAAACCATCAAAAGGTAGAGTATTAGCAAAGAAGACAGAAAAGGAAACTCAGCTTAATGGGTTCTTCCTTAATGATAACGAAGCCTACCACCCTGACACGGCGGTTGTTATCGAAAGCGCAACTCAAGAATATGCAATCGGCGACACCGTTATTTACAAGACGTATGCCGTGCAGGACATTAAGCTGAACGGCGAAGACCACTTTATCATCAACGAAGAAGACATTTTGGGGGTAGTTTATGAAGACAATCTATAGTAACGCAGACAAGACAGTCCTAGAAGGCGCTGAAACGCTCTATAACGCAGTTAAGACTACGCTTGGTCCAAGAGGCAAGAACGTACTTATTCGCAACGGAGATGACCTTACAATCACCCACGATGGCGTGACGGTTGCAAACGCAATCAACCCTGACGATGACTCTGTATACGGAGTGAAGCTTATTAAGCAGGCAAGCAACAAGATGAACGAAGACGCAGGCGATGGCACTACCACCGTCACTGTTCTTGCATATCATATCTTAAAAGAACTTATTGAACTTTCAAACAGTGGTGTCAACGCCATGTCTATTCGTAAAGAACTTGAAGAGGTGTCTGAAAAGCTCGTAGAGGCTATTAAAGACAAAACCATTGACGTAACACAGGAGCTTTTAGAACATGTCACAACGATTAGCGCAGCAGATGCTAAGATTGGTAAGCTCGTGGCTGATGTGGTTGGCGCTGTTGGCGCTGATGGCATGGTTGTTACAGAACTGACACCTTCTATGCACACAGAGTATGAACTGGTTGACGGTTGCCGTTTACCCTATGGGTTTATAAGCTCACACTTCGCCAATGAAGGTAAGAACACCGCAACACTTGAACGACCACTTGTACTTGTCTATAACGGCAAGATTGCAAGCTTTCAGGACTTACTGCCTATTATGGAGCTTATCGCACAGGCAAACCTCAACACTCTTGCTATCTTTTGTGAGGAAATCAGCACAGAGGCGCTTGCCAACCTTATACTCAACAAGAAAAAAGGCGTGTTTATCTCAAGCGTAACCGAAGTACCGAAATACTCCACCGTAACACTTGAAGATATTGCCGCACTAACCGGAAGTAAGGTGGTTGATCGTAACGCAGGTACAAGCATGAAAGAAGCAACCCTTGAACACCTTGGAAACGTTGAGCGTGTTGTTGCCTCTCCTACTGAAACTAGTATTATTGGCGGTGCAGACCTTACGGAGTACAAAAAGGCTATCAGCAATGACGAACGTGCCGAGGGTCGTATTGCAATCCTTGAGGGTAGGGCTGCAATCATTAAGATTGGTGGCATAAACGAAACTGACATAGAGGAAAAGAACTACCGCATAGAAGACGCTATTATGGCGGCAAAAGCTGCTGTTCGTGGTGGCGTTGTAGCTGGTGGTGGTACTACGCTTGTCGCTATTGCAAACACTCTCGAAGATACACCGGTGCAAAACGCTTTACGAAAGGCGCTCTACATGCCGTATACAATCCTATTGGAAAATGCAGGTATTGACTACGTTGAACCAACCGAAAACTTTGTGCTTAACGTCACAAACGGAGAAAGCTTGCCTGTTCTTGAGTCTGGTATTATCGACCCATCAGAGGTTACACAACAGGCTGTACAGACCGCCATATCTGTTGCAAGTATCTCAGTTACCACGGGTGCGATTATTGATAGCACATTTATTCAACAAAAAGAATAGTTAAGTGGTATAATGTAGTTAACACACGGGCGGTATGGAACAAACATGGCATATACGCTCGGAGATATTACAACAAGAGTTCAACAGCGAGTACGTGACACTGGCTACTCTTCTACTGAAATTGTAGGGTATATTAACGACGCACAATTTGACATCTTTAATGAGTACCGCCTACCCTTTATGGAAGCCACTCAAGATTACACCGTAACCGTTGACGTAGCAGACATCACAGACGGTACCGGTTTACCAGCTAACTACGTACAGGCGATTGACCTCGTTGTAACAACAGACGGAAAAGAGCAGTATATTCCCTTTGAGCCAATCCGCAACGTAGACCTCAACTACCCAGACAACGCAGACGCATCGCCAAGTGCCTACCCGCATTTCTGGTATTTCTATGAAGACACAATCAAGCTTTACCCTGCACCTAACGCAGCCTATACGGTAAGGGTTCGCTACTACAAGAAACCAACCGAGATAACCTCTGACGCTGCTATTCCCGAAGTTCCCTCTGAGTTCCGTGAGGTTCTGGTTACCGGAGCCGCTTACCGTGTTCTACAGGTCAAGGACAACTACGATCAAGCAAGTGTTCTGCAAAACAAATACGATGAGATACTCCAAAAGCTTGTCATGCGATACAGTCAACCGCAGATTGGCACGGCAACTCGTATACGCATTAACCGTCGTTCAGTCGGCAGACAACAATTTTAGGAGTACGCAATGCCTTGGGCAAGACGAAATATGAACCCACTCGTAGGAATCGGAAGCAAAGAAGCGATGTACGAGATTAACGACTACAGCATGGGCTATAATAGCTTTTTTTCTAATGATAAAATGCCCTTCAAAAGTGGCGGTTCTGCTATGTGGAGATTGGCGCAAGACGCTCGAATTACTACACTTGGCGAATATGCCTCTCGTAAAGGTACTGATTTCCACTCCGAACCAGCAGGACAAACGCAGGACCAAGCCATCACATCTGTAGCTGGCGCAGCGAACCAAACCTTTGACCAGACCAAGTGGCTCGCCCAACCCTTTACCGCAGGAACCACAGGACGGCTCACCAGGTTAGATGTAAACATCAGAAACCCGGGTGGTGCAACCGGTACGGTTATGGTAGAGCTGTGGAGTAACGTATCGAGTGCGCCCGGCGTCCTGCTTGCAAGGACATCTGTACGCTCTGCTGACATTGCCTCTAGCTATGACTATGCAATCGCAAGGTTCTACGAAGCACCAGAACTTACCGCTACAACGGTTTATTGGATAGTTGTCAGGGTTCAGCCAACTGGCGGTCCTGTATACAACTGGTCAAGCACTACAAGCGCAACGACCGCCCTAACCTCTGCCAACGGCGGTACAACGTGGGCAACAACTTCTTACGCCCTAAACTTTAAGCAATACTACTCAACCACAGGTGGCGTTAAGGGTCTTCTAAGGGCCTACAAGAGCGACGGAACAAAGGTAACGGTATTTGCTCACGGAACAATCCTTTACACCGTAAACAACTCGACAGGCGCTTTGACAGAAATTAAAACAGGTCTTAATGCCTCTGCTACGCATTACCGCTTTGCACTTGTCAATGATATTGTCTACTACGTCAACGGTTTTGATGGCTACCGAAAATGGAACTTTACGGCCGAGAGCCAAGTCAACGCAACCAACTATACGCACATTGCCGAACATAAAGGCTTAATCTTTCTGCTCGAAAAGAACGACCCCAACAAGGTTGTGTACTCTAACTTTGCCGATTATGAAACGTTTACATCTACGGATTTTGTCTACATACCATCTCCAAAGACGGGCGATCCAGTAGTAGCGATATTGCCTATCAACGGCTACCTGTTGCTATGGACACTTAAAAATAAGTTTATTCTATCGGGTTCAGACAACGCCACCTTCATTCTTGACGAAGCACCCGACCAGAAGGGTACATACTCACAGGAAACCGTTACCTCTGATAATAACTTTGTGTACTACTTGTCTGACGATGGCATGTACCGCTCAAACGGTACTGAACCACAGCTATTATCTAGTGATGTATATGAGGACATCTTAAAGCTACCGAACAAAGACACCGCTGTTGTAACCTATAACCAAGGTCGTGTTTACTTATGGTACACACCAAACGGACAAGCCGTAAACAGCAAGTGCTACGTCTTTTCCCTCAACTTTGGCGACTCTGGCGGAACAACTGAAAGCCTTGACACGGACAGCTTCGTTGGTCACGCCTTTAACGCCTTTCGTGACAATGATGACCTTATCGTGGCAAGTTCACGTGTTGGGCAGGTATTCTGGCAAGAGCTTGAGTCAAACGACAACACAAACCTTGGTGGCGACATTGACTTTATACTCGAAACACACTACATAACTGCTGGCTCCCCCGCTATGCTTAAAGAGGTTAGATACTGGAACCCACGCTTTGAGGCGCAGAGTGCCGACTACACTATCACAGCGCAGTACGCAACCGACCTTCGCAACAACTGGACAACATATCAATCGCCAA